AGAAAATGTTATCTTTTAGAAGAAAATCAACAAGTGGAGATCCATTTGATGAAGAACAAGAAATTGAAAACAGTATGATTTCATTTAATTTTGAAAATCTTGGAAGAAATCCAGGAGGTAAAGATATTGAAGTTGTAGCATACGCTTCTTAAAATTATATTATTATGATAAACGAAAATCAAAAAATAGCCGAAGCATATAAAGAATCTCTCGTAGAAGAAGGTCTTATTAGAAGACTTGGATCTAAAGTAGTTGGAGCTTTTTCTAAATCTTCTTTAAAGCAAACAAATAAACAGCATGAATTTGCAAAATCTGTTGCATATGATGTTGGTAAAGATGTGTCTAAAGTATTTGGAGGTGATATAAACAAACACACCCAAGAAATGTACAATTTAATTTTAGATTATTTAAAAAAAATACCTTAACCGCATAAATAATAATATGGCTAGAATAACAAAATTAGATCAAGCGCTTCTCGCTGAAGCATATACAGCTCAACTTTTTCAAGAATCAGCACCTCATATGACAATTGCTGAAATTCAGAAAAGACTCCCTCACATGACACTTGAAGAAGCTCAAGTTATAGAAGAAATTTTAGGAGCTTTGGGACAAGCCGCTGGTAGAGTTGCTTCTGGTATAGGTGCTGTTGGTTCAGCAGCTGGTAGGGGTCTTGCAGCAGCTGGTAGAGGGGCTGTAGATGCCGTTAAGCAAGCTGGACAAACAACCGCTCAAAAAGTCGGTCAAGTTGGTTCTGGCGTAAAAGCAGCCGCTGGTCAAGCTGCTCAAAATGTTGGAAATCTTTACAATACAGCAGCAGCAGATAAAGAACAAGCTCAAGCAATTGAAAATGCTTCAAAATCTGCTATGGACTTGATTGATTTAGTTCAAGCAGCTCAAAACAAAGGTTTAATTGATTTAAGAGGCGATGTTACTAATATGTCACTTGCCCAAATAATGAACAGACTTGAGCAAGCCAAAGGTCAAACCGCTGGTCAAAAGCAATCTGCTCAAGACACAGGATTTACTGGTGGTATTGGCGGTGCATTTAAGCAAGGTTATAATGCTGGTGGATCACAACAATCAGCTGCTACTCCTCCTCCACTTCCTGCAACCGCTTAAAATATATTCTCTAAAGACAAAAGACATGCAAATGCATTGATCTCTTTGTCAATCACATTACTACTTCTAAACAAGCTATCTGCAATTTGCACGATAGCTTGTTTTTTTTGTAATTCATCGACTTCTAAATCATAGATATAATTTAAAAGATTAGAAAGCAACTGGTCGTAATCATTATCAAACAAATGATCATTTTCAATCAAATATTTTCTAGTTTGTAATGATGATTTGTTTAAAATACCAGTCCATATGTAAGAACATAAACTGTTGTTATCTGTTTTTCCATCGATATTTAAAACACCATCGATTGAGTGTTTCTGAATTTCATTGATACATTTCCTAAGATCTGGGAAATAATTCTTAACAAGATCGATTAATGCTTTATTTTGTTCTTTAGGTATGTCAATGTCTTCATTTTGTAAAACATATAAGCATCTTTTAACAGCCCCCTTCAATGTCGGTCTAATATCTACACTTTGACATCTAGATTGTAACGGAGCTATAATTTTGTGACGATAATTTGCTGTTAAAATGAATCTAGCGACTTTAGCATAATCTTCCATTAAATTACGCAAACATTTTTGAGCTTCTTTTGATAAACCATCTGCTTCATCAAGAACAACAACTTTGATACCACCATCAAAACTTTTTGTTTGTACAAATCCAGATACTTTAACTCTTATATTGTCAATGCCAGTTTCATCTGATGCATTTATATACAAGTAATCGCATTTTAAGATATCTTGTACAATTATTCTAGAAATGGTAGTTTTTCCAGTACCAGGATTTCCTGTGAATAGGAAGTGGGGTATTTCATTGGTAAAAGATGAGAAAAAGGCTCTTGTACTATCCAACAAACACATATCATCTAATGTTTGCGGTCTATATTTTTCAATCCATAAATTCATTCTGATAATCCTACAATTTTGTTTGTTCTATGTTCAATTGTAGCAACTAAATTCGCACAGTCAAGCAAATCATTGTGAGTTCCACAATCAAACCAAAAACCTTCAAATTCTTGAACAGATATGCCTTCGGCATCGTCTATTTTTTTAATAAGATCGACAATTTCAAGTTCTCCTCTTTTTGAAGGTGTCAATCCTTTCGCAAGTTTAATAGCGATATTAGTAAAAACATACAATCCAACAACCGCTTTATCGCTAACATATTCTGCTGGTTTTTCGATAATGTTGATTAATTTACCTTCGTCGTCGATTTCAGCAACGCCATATGCAGATGGGTTTTTCACTTTATATGTGTATATGGTGTTTGGAATTGCTTTAATTTCTGAATTAGTAATAAAGACATTGTCTCCTAGAATTAAAGTGACATCATCATTTCCAATGAAATTTTCACCTATAATAAATGCTTCAGGTAATCCCCCTGGATTTTCTTGAATAGCATATTCAATTTTTAAACCATACGGTTCCCCATGTCTGAGTTGATTCTGAAACAATCTACATTGTTGAGAATCTGCTGTAATAATTAGTATTTCTCTAATACCCATATCCTTCAATGTTTGAAGAGGATAGTAGATCATTGGCTTATTATAAACAGGCAATAGTTGTTTACTGATAGTACGTGTTAATGGATACAATCGTGTACCCTTGCCTCCCGCTAAAATTATTGCTTTCATAAAATTAGATATTAGTTAGTGCCATTTCAATTGCATCTGCTTCTGTTTCGATGTGGAAGTCAGGAAACATACTTTTTAACTTATCAATAGAAAGAACACAATTGGATCTAGGTGCTGTAATATTAATATCTTTAATATCTACAAACTTCCAATTTTTGTTTTGATAGCTATTAAACACTTTCATACGTTCAACTAGAAACTCTGTATCTTTAGCTTCAGGATTTACAAAATTAATTACTCCTATCTTATTAGCATTAATACTATTATCGACAATATATTCGATAAAGTTACAGAGATCTGGAAGATATGTCTTAGAGTTTTTATAGTTAACTAAGTTATCATATTTTAAGATTTTAGTAATAAAACTTCTTTCATGAAGATCATCACCGAATGGCATTCTAACACGGATTGTACATCCATAATCATTCAGAGTTTCAAATGCATGTTTTGATTTTGAATAGAAAGACGAATGATCATACAATCCAAAATTAGGAGCATCTTCTTCAGTAAATTCCTTTTCATAACCAGAGTAGATACATCCCGATGAAATATGAATGTAATTAATATTAAGAGCTTTGCAAATCTTACTAATTTTTAAAGGCAGCAAGACATTAAGTTCCCAGCACTCTTTTTTCTTAATTTCCCCTTCATCAACATTTGGTCTACCAGTAAATCCAGAACAGTTAATGACATACTCAATTTTGTTATTAAGTAAAAACTTACTCAACACTGATTGATCAGAGTAATCTAGATTTTTTCTGGAATATAGCCAATAGTTGTTTTTTTCTTTATTGACCCATGAGAACAATTCTGTTCCTACGTAACCAGCTCCTAAAATTAAAACATTAGTTGGATTCGTATTCTTCTTCGACGAAATTTCGGATGTCATATATGTTTAATGTATCATTGGTTTGAAAAAAGTCAATCAACAATTCATGCAATTCATTTCCCATGCTAGACAACTCTTCATCTTCGGTAGAATCCAAAAAATTTTGTAAATCTTCAAAAGCATCGAGTATTTTTTCTTCTTTTTGTAGTAATCCCTTTAATAATTTTATTTTTTTCATATATTGGAGTATTTATACAAAAACTAAATAAATAAAGACATGGCTGTTAAAATTTCTCAACTTCCCTTGAATAATTTACCATATCAGGGATCTGAACAAATACCTCTTGTGCAAAGTGGTGTGACAAGAGTAGGTGCTTTAAGTTCTTTGACAACTTATCTTTCTGGAAGTTTATTTTCAATAAGTAGATTTTCTCAACTCAGTGGACAGTTTGCAACAGTTAATAGAAATAATAATTTTACAACATCCCAAACCATATTCGGTTCATTAACAGCATCAAATCTTATATTATCAGGTGGTCATGTATTTCAATCAACATCAACCTCATTAGGAATAAGACCACATACCAACGCTATAAGCGGAACTAATAACATATTCATAGGTCTTTCATCTGGTTTACTAAACACAACAGGAACTTCGAATACGTTTATAGGATCTAGAGCTGGTTTTAGAAACAATGCCTCTCATAATACTTTTATAGGAAATGCAGCTGGAGAAAATAACACAGGCACTTTTAATAATTTTGTGGGGTTTGGTGCTGGACGAAATAACAATGGCTCTTTTAATAATTTTATGGGTTGTTATGCTGGCGCATGCAATACTTCTGGAGATGGGAATACGTTCATAGGCAATCGCGCAGGAACATCAAATACCACAGGAAGTGACAATACAAATATTGGCAGATATGCTGGTAGAAATAGCACAACAGGATCTTCAAATACCTTTATAGGTGTGAGATCTGGATATACTAATTTATCAGGATCTCTTAATGTTGCTATAGGAAACCGCGCTGGCTTTTGTAATAGAGGTGGCTGTTATAATACCTTTATAGGAAATAACGCTGGTAGATCAAATACATTTGGAAATTCAAATAATTTTATTGGATCAAATTCTGGGTTTTTTAATACCACAGGATGTAGTAATACATTCATAGGTCTTAGCTCAGGTTTTAAAAATACCACAGGATCTAATAATAATTTTATTGGATTAAGTGCTGGTTTCAGCAATACCACAGGATCTAATAATAATTTTATAGGTTTCGCTGCTGGTAGTAATATATCTCAATATACAAGTAATCCTACAAACAATACATTTATAGGTTATAAAGCTGGTTATGGGTACACAAATCCGTTTTCTCCAAAAGCTAACATAGCTCCCCAAAGCAACATAGCAATTGGATTTAAAGCTGGTCATTCTTTAGGATCTAGATATAGTTATTACGACAATGGAACTACTATTCTTATTAATTGTCAATCAACCAATCATAACATATTTTTAGGAGAATGTGCTGGATTTAACAGTAGAGCATATGGCGATGTGAATGGTGGATCTGCCGCATGTTATAACTTTTTTGTTGGTAAAAATTCTGGTCGTAGTAATACAACTGGATGCTCTAATAATTTTATAGGCGACCATTCTGGTGCTTGTAACGCCATCGGCGGATTTAATAACTTTATAGGACGTTATGCTGGGTGTGGTAACACATATGGATTCTATAATAATTCCTTTGGTTTTGCTGCTGGAAGAAACAGCGCCTATGGAAATCATAATAACTTTATAGGAACTAAAGCTGGTGTAAATACTCAAGTTAATTATAATAATTTTATTGGATTTTGTGCAGGTTATTGCAATACCACAGGTAATAATAATAATTTTATAGGAACGGCTGCTGGGGCTCGATCAACAGGCTCGGACAATAATTTCATTGGCGCAGCTGCTGGTTATATTAATACAGCAGATGTAAATAACTTTATAGGTAGTCTCGCTGGTCGTTATGTTACATCAGGTGGGAGAAATAACTTTTTCGGAACGGGTGCTGGTTTTAGAACTACAATAGGCACATGTAATGCTTTTATAGGTCATTATGCTGGGAGTTGTAACATTACAGGACAAAAAAACATAGCAGTGGGTGTGTATTCTGGAACTCATAATAAAAACGGTTCAGAAAATATTTTCATTGGTAGTAATTCAGGAACTTTAAGTCCTGCGTTCAGTTCATTGAGTGGTTCAATTATAATTGGAACAAATGCAATCGCAACACAATCAAATCAAATAGTTTTAAATACAGAAAATATATCAATATCATCTTCTGGAAATACAGTATTTATAGGAACCCCTGCCAAAATAAACAATCTCACAGTTAATAATAGAATATCTTCTATATATTTTGAAGCTTTGTCTTCAAACATGTCTAGAATCGATGCATTAACTGCTAATATAAATGTTGCTAATGTAACTACACTTAATGTATTATCTGCTAATATAAGCGTAATAGATATTAAACAATTCGAATTGTCTGGATTTAATATTATTGGTAATCTCTCAGTATCTGGAGCTTTAAGTTCAAATTCTGTAATGTATGCTAGTGGTGGTAACAGTAATCAATGGAACTTAGCACATACAATAACACAAACTAACAGTGCAAATTGGAACAACACGTTTGCAACCATGACTGCATTAAGCACGGATTGGGAAAATAGTTATACAATTGTAGCAGCCAACAGCGCAAATTGGCAAAGTACATATACAACATTCCAAGGAAACAGTGGTTTTGGCGCTAGAGTAAATGTTTCAAACGCATTCCAAGTTTCTCAAGCAATTTATGGAACATTAACCGCATCTTCTTTACAATTATCTGCTAGTAATTATCTTGTAAGAAGTCAAGGTACTAATTTTTCAATTAGCGATAATGTCACTACTTTAAGTGGAAGTAATGTACTGTCTATTGGTTTAAGTGCTGGTTATAATAATTACGGAAGCAATAACATATTTGTTGGTCTATGCGCAGGATTTACCAACTTATCAGGACATGGCAATATTTTAATAGGTAGAAATTCAAATACACTCACCAATGGATTGAGCAACGCAATTGCATTTGGTAACTTTGCTACTGTCAGTGCTTCAAATCAAATTTCAATAGGTTCTGAATCATTTGCATTGAGTACTACCGCAACAGCGGGTGCGATTGCCCAATATTTAGTAATTGGTGTTAATGGATCTCTTAGAAAGATACCATTACATTTCCTCTAAAATTCATAATTAAAATTGCCAAATCTATCATATAACCCTCCTAATATAGATCTACTATCATCTATTTGTGGTTGTATATTTGGTCTTATTGTATGTAAATCCGTAAACCCGTGTTCAGCATCGTTTTCTTTTGTATATTGTTGTACATTTGTAAAATCATGATCGTAATATGATTTTCCTAAAAAATGATAAACATTTATCATTGTGGTTTTTGGATCTCTGGTTAATAATTCATAATTTACAAAATGAAACTTATCACGATGCCCTCTATAAATAGCATCTAAAATTGCATTATAAGTTCCCCCAACCAAGCCATCAGATGCTGCCCATACATTTAATCTACCTTCAAGTGTACTCATTTGAGGTCCAGATTGAAAAGGACTATTGATATTTTTGATTTCTTTTCTATAAAGTTTTTCCATAGAAGCTAATACACTAGGAATATCACGAGTCGTGGTTATTATTTTTATAGGTCTATCTAATGAATTTTCAACTAATTCGATCAATCCTGCCCAAGCTCTGGATTTATTAAAAACTATGGGTCTATCTGTATCAGAATGATAAGATTGAAATAAATCTTTTATAATTCTTAATTGTTTTTCTGGAGATTCTGATGCTTTGATTATCGGACTTGTTTTCCAGAATTCGTGTATCCCTTTGACTATTTCAGATAAACCGCTGGTGGCTGTGACGTGAAATTCTGGGTTTTGTGCTAATATATTACAAAGCAGTGTCGAACCAGATCTTGGCATTCCGTTAATAAAAAATATTTCTTTTTCTTTCATAGATCTACTTATTGACTTTGACTTAAATTACAATAATTAATTTTTATGGCAGAAACAGCGATTTTTCATATTGAAGGCGGGGTCGGTAAACACATAGCAGCATCAGCAGTTTTAAAAGCATATCATAATAAAAATCCAGAAACTAAAATTATAGTTTCATGTGCATATCCTGAAATATTTTACAATAATCCAATAATTGAAAAATCATTAAGATTAGGAAGCAATCAATATTTTTATAGAGATTTTATTTATAAAAAAGATGTTGAAATTTTTGCTCAAGAACCTTACAAACAAACATCGCATATCACTAAAGAAAAACACTTGATTCAAACATGGTGCGATATGATAGGAGTTGAATATAATAATGAAATTCCGCAAATTTATTTAAATTCTAGAGAAAAAGAAATATCTAGAACTTTAATTAACTTTAAAGATAACAAACCCCTTTTAATATTTCAACCATTCGGGGGAGCTGGATCTGCTACTCAAAGTTTACCATACTCTTGGGCTAGAGATATACATCCTGCGATTGCTCAAGAATTAGTAAATGTATTATCTGAAAATTATAACATAATGCATGTGTGTTACGATAATCATCCAGTTTTAAATAATTGTTTAAGAATTGATCAAAAAATGTCTAAAAAAGTTCTTATAAGTTTATTATTATGGTCAGATAAAAGATTATTAATAGATTCATGCTTACAACACGCATCTGCTGCTTTAGGGTTGAAATCTACCGTATTTTGGAATATTACAAAGCCAGAACTTTTTGGTTATTCTTTGCATAATAATATATTATCAGAAAATTCATATTTAGAAGGCTCCGCGAATTCTTATTTGTTTGATTATGACATTACAGGAATGATTGATGAATGTCCATACGATGATTATAATGAAATTTTTAATATTGAAAAAATACTAAAAAATTTATAATTTAAAAATAATCACCATAAATTGATGTGTCATTAACTTTGTTATTAAAGATTTTTTCTTTAACATATTCATCAACATCAAAATTATAAGTTTTTGCAGCGCTGGATACTTGTTCTGAAAGTGTAGTTCCGTCATTTTCAATTATAGAAGAACTTAAAACTCCACTGAATGAATTATCGTATACTTGAACATTATCATTTTCATGATTAAATCCAGCTTCAAAACTGTGATCAAATCTCTTAGCATTAATCTTCCAAACATAATGTCCCGCCATTGGATTGATAGTTGAGCTATCTTCGTCAATTACCTGAGTTACAACAAAATGTTTAGGGCTTCTTGAATAAGGTCTATCACACCCAAATGGAGTTAAAATAAAACCATCATCCGCTTTTGGTTCTATTCTTTGACCGTTTGCTGGATATACGCTTAAAGATTTATAAGCTGTTATAAATGTGTTGATGTGTATATACATTGTAACACTATCATCAGGCTCCCAACCATAAACTTGTAATGGTACTGAGTTGTGTTCATATTCTACATATGCACGTACTTTTATAGGTCCATAATACGGAGCTGTTGTATGTTCTCCATAAAAATTATTAGCTGCTGATAAATTATATGTGTGTATATAATAATCAACATCAACTCCGAAATTATTAATTAGTTCATTAAATCCGCTGTTATAAACAGCTCGTTCAGCTTGAAATCTAGAAGGGTCTGCAAATCCACCACACGCTGGTGAAAATATACCAGCAAAGATATTTGAAGGCTCAAGACATGATAATGGTGTTACAGGACATCCCATAAAATTATTTAACTTTTATTACAACTGCTGCTGGTTGATTATTGATATATCTACATTGCAATCCCAGATCACTGTTTTTACAAGTTAGAACTTTATTTTCTTGAAAGTTATCATAACTTTCGGTTGAATTAAACAATTTCATTAATATATCTGCAAACATATTACCTACAAATTGTTGACCCAATGATAATTGTGGTTTATATTCAGGTCGCTTCATCATAATTTTTCTTTCACTGGGATCTATTGTTAAGTTTCCTCCTTTTTTATTGAGATGGACTCCTAATTTAGCTCCTCCCAGTGCCATATCATGAGCATATTCTAAGAAAAATTGATCGAACGTTTTCACTGTAATTATTTAATAAAAAAGGGAGTCGAAAGACTCCCTTTAATATTTTATTTTGGGTTTGTTTAAATTATCTTATGTACTCAGCACCTTGTTTGTAGTTACCAACTTTGTTATTGGAACCAGTACCCATGTTAGGTTGCTTTGCGTTTAAAATTGCATGACCATAATCGCCGTCATCGCCAACTTCATCAGTGACATCTGAACTTGCGCTACCACCTTTTGGCTTTACTTTACCAACGGTGTTCTTCTTTCCTGTGAGTGATGAACCTTTTCCAAGAGTTTCTTCGTCTTCTTCACCAAACTCTGGACCTTCGTCTTCACCACCGAAATCAAGTTCGTCGCCTTCTGCTTCACCTTCTGATTCTGATTCGGTTTCACCCATAGCAGCCCCGATAATATCTAAAAGTTTTTCTGCGGTTGCGCGATCAAGTGTGATGGTTACATCACCTTCGCTGTCAACTTCATCACCGATCTCATCATCTGACATTTCGTCATCAAGACCAAGACCTTTGATGTCATTTTCAGCATCTTCATTACCCATTCCGAAATTTTCATTAAGAACGGACTTATACAATTTGTCGAAACTAAGTGTTTTTTTAGTCATAATGTTATTTAGTATTTCTTTTCCACTTTTTATACTTTCTTCTTTAATATTTTCTTCTCCTTCTTCAGATTGTAACATCAATTCTATTTCTTTTTTCTTTTTCTCTAAAGATTCTCTTTGTTCAGCAGTTAAGTCGGGGTTTTCTAATTTTGAAACGATTGATTCCAAAGCTTTGTTATTAAATCCAGTTGTTGTTTCTTCAGAATCTTCTTCACGATTACTATCCCCACATTTACAAACATCGCAATCACCTCCGCAATTATCATGCAATGCTTTACTATAACCTCCCTTTTCAGACGGTCCTCCATCTTGTTTAGGAAAATCACTATTAAAAGCATTTTCTGGTTGTTTATCTTCTTTGATGATATTATGCTTTAAGGAATTTAAAACATCCCCATAAACATCCCCGATTTGTTGCATGTCTTTTTTGAACATATTGTTATTTATCTTTTTTATATAAATAAACAGGATGGCAAAGAAAGAAGATGTAAAATTTTACATGGGAAATCAAAATCTCCCATCTAAAGGCAGCTCATTTGCATATACTCCAGACCAAATAACAGAATTAGAAAAATGTTCTAAAAATATTTTACACTTTGCTGAAAATTATTTCTTTATATTGAATGTTGATGATGGTAAGAAAAAAATCAAATTATATAAAGCTCAAAAAAGAGTTTTAAAAAAGATGATGGAAAACAGATTCTTCTGTTTATTAGCAAGTCGTCAGATAGGCAAGAGTACTTTGATGACAATTTATATATTATGGATAGCGAATTTCTTTCCAGATCAGAGAATATTATTGGTAGCTAATAAAGAATCAACAGCTATTGAAATTTTTAGTCGTGTTCGAATGGCATATGAAATGTTACCAAACTGGTTAAAATCTCCAGTTGTTGAGTATGCTAAAACAAGTATGGAACTTGAAAATAATAGCAGAATTAGCATTACAACAACAACAGGAACTGCAGCTCGTGGACAAAGTGTATCATGTGTGGTAGGCGAATCCATGGTGACTGTGAGGGATAAATTTTCTGGTCAGATTTGTGATATATCTATGAAAGAATTGGCAGATATTATCAAATCCGATGGTGATGAAATACATACACTGTTAGTTAATGTATAAATGCGGTCTTTTCTATTATGATGCATTAAATATAATTATGAGATTAAGTTCTATCGAGAGAAAATATAATTATATCTACCAAATAACAAATCTAATTAATAATAAAATATATATTGGAATTCATAAAACTGATAATTTGGAAGATGGTTATATGGGGTCTGGTTCTTTGATAAAGATGTCGATTAATAAATACGGTATTGAAAATTTTAGAAAAGATATTTTGAAATTTTATGAAACATATGAAGAGGCTATCGAAGAAGAGATTCGGTTAGTTACAGAAAGTTTTATCGAAGATCCTTCAAATTATAATATCAGAACTGGGGGAGTTAGTCAGATTAAGTGGTCAGATTATGCTAGAGAGAAGTTATCAAAATCTGCAAAAATTTTATGGAGTGATCCTAACCATATGATTAAAATGAGAGAGGTTTGTTATGATAATCCTGAGAGAAATGCAAAATTAGGGAAAGGTATTAAAAAATGGATAGTTACAAATCCAGAAAAACATAAAATTAGAATGGATAAGATAAACAAAAATCCTGAAAAGATTGAAAAAATGAGATTGAAACATGTT